CCGGAAGTTACTGGCTCATCTGGGCGAGCCGTGGGAGAGGATAGCGGGATAACCTGGCCAGCAGCCGGGTTCGGCGGAAGGGAATTCGGGTCAAAGGGCTGCCCCTGTCCCTGCGGACTAGGCGAGGCAGAAAGCGAAGCACCCTGCTGAAGCGCCTGGAACTGAGAATTCTCACCATATTTGGCATTGGGGAGATCCCTTAGTGCCTGAGCAGGACCACCATCAGTGCGCTTACTCAGCGCTCCCGGCCCCGACACCCCTGCCGGACTCTGTGGTGGTGGCATTATACGCTCCTGAAGTTAGCATCTCGATCTCACGAGACGCCTGCTGCTGAAATTCCTGCTGCTGACGCTCGTACTTGAACTTGGTAAGCGAAGCATCCGTACAAGTATCGAAGAACTTGGCGAACGACCGGAAGAAGTCACCGATCAATTCGAAGAAGGCTCCGATGACTACCCACTTGCTTCCCTTTTTGTAAGCAACCACCAGTGTGTCCAGGTGGTCATCGAAGTCTTCATCTTCCATGTTTGATCCTTAGCTAGCTGCGCTGCGCTCAGTTCCCGGGTTACCCGGAGAAGAACCCTGACCAGGGTTGTATGTCCCGCCTACCGGTGTGGTACGGAAACCACGAATACCGCTGCCACTCCAGGACTGAGCTACGTCACCCTGATGCATACTGTGGCCCCCCAGGGCCGAGGTATCAACTAGCTCGGACCACGAAGACTCGATAGCACCAACATTCCCCGGGATGGTCCCGGACTCGAATGTGTGCTCGTCCACGTAGTGAACCGGCCCCATGTCGCCCTGCTTGGGAGGGGTTGGGGGAACCGCGTCGGAGAAGTCCGGACGGCTGAACTGACGTCCACCTGCACTCATAATCAACCAACCTTACTGTCGCAGCACGCAGTCTTAGTATGCGCGGGAGTCTTGCCCTTGGCTGGCACATGGATACCAACCTTGGTACGGGCCCCACACAGTTCACAACCGGCAGGGTTCTCAAAGATACGGAAAGAGCGAGTGAAACGCTCGTCGTTGATGTTGATGTCCTGAGACACCATGATGGTCTTTAGTCGATCTAGATCGGTCATGCTGGAATAGTCCTCTTCACGTTAGCCTGGAGATTTGGTGATCCACCGCCACCGGTGAGGCCGGACAGCATCTGCATAATGTCAGTCTGCTGAGGTGCCTGCGGCATCTGCCCTGGGGGCCCCGGAGAAGCCCCGGGAGGGGCTGGAGGACCACCCATACCAGGAGGACCCTGCGGTGGCTCCTGAGAGCCCTCTGGAGGCGTTGGAGGGGCAAAAGCTTCTAGGATCGCCTCGTGCAACGGCTTGCCAGACTCTCGACTCTTCATGACCTTAGCCAGCTTGGTGAGGGTGTCTGTCGGATCCATGCCCTGTGCTGCCATAGCCGGGACCGCCATAGCGGTCTGGGCCAGCATCTGCTTCAGAGCATCGGTCATTTCCTCGGTGTCAATCTGCTCCATTACCTGATCAACGTTGACGTCGAAAGGCAGCTGTCGCAGAGCGAAATCCCTGCTGATGAGCTTGTCACCACGCGCCTGCAATAGGAACACGAGAGCCCTGTTGGGGTCCATCCCGGCTGCCATACCGTAAGTAACGTCAACCTGGTAGACCCCGGCAATGTCGCGAGACGGTACGTAAGTTTCCTCGAACTGCTGTCCATTGACTTGGACACGGATGAACCTCCGCTTGTTGGGCCAGAACTTCTCATCCATCTCAAAAGCAGCGCCCATGGCGCGGCGGAGTGCATCACCTAGGATAAGCTGATACGTGCGAACCTTAGAGTCGATGGTTCCCATCAACTCTTCCATACCCCGTCCCGTGACGATGGACCCAGGCGACTTGCCCGTTGCACCCTCGGGGAAACGAGAACCAACGGTGATATCCTCGTTGAGGATCTGTCCCTGCTGCCAGGCAGCAGGCGGCATGTCGGCAATTGGGTAGTGGATCTTCTCACCGTTGTTGGTGCGGATGACCCGGTCAGGACCAAAGGGGATGTTCACTACATCGGAAGGGACGACCAGCGGAGAGTTGACGGCCTTCTTCGCAGCGCGCATACCCATCTGGGCAAACACCGCACGGGCAATCTGTAGCCAGATCACATCGTCGTAGGCGCCGCGATTCTCATCGTCGAACTTAGGCGTCTCAGCAACGAACACCGGGCAGCGCCCGAACTTGTTCTCAACCCGCAGGAGTTCCAGGTTGTCCCGGGAAGGGACAAACCACACCATGTCGGTGTCATCCATATAGTTGACGAGTTCAAGCCGCTGGTTACCACTATCCGCGTGGGTATCTGCTCGTAGCGCACTAGCAAGATGGGGGAACTTCGCACAGAGCGAATCCACGTCGGAGTCGTAGACCTTGAAGAAGTAGCGGGTGCGTGCATAGACATCTAGCTCGTAGTAGCAGCCCAGGGGATTCTCGAAGCGAAGCCGAGGACCCGCGTCAGCGTAGGCATCACCGAAGTGAGGCTCCACAATGATGGGCA